GGCTATCAGCGGCGATGGATCGATGACAAGTCGCGCGCGAAGCTGATGGTGAAGTCTGCGCGCATTGGCGCCAGCTTCGCCAGCGCCTATGAAATCGTCGAGGACAGCGTCGTGCATCCGCGCACGACATGGATCGTGCTGGGCGCTGGTGAAAACCAAGCTGTCGAATTTGTCGGTACGGCACGCGACCACCTGGAGCTGATGAAGGAAGTGTCAGCCCTTTACGACGAGCCGTTCGTAGATGCATTTGGAGAATCAACGCTCACGCAGCATCGTCTGGTGCTGCCCAACCAGTCGCGCATCATCGCGCTGGCCTGCAACCCCCGCACGGCTCGCGGCTATCCCGGCAATGCATTCCTGACCGAGTTCGCGCATGTCGCCGATTCCTACGCCGTGTGGGCTGCGATCATGAGGCAGATTGCACTGGGTCATCGCGTGGGCATTGAGTCCACCTCCTACCGCCGCCAGGGCAAGTTCTATGACGTCGCAAAGGATCTGGGCTTGGATAAGGGCGTGCCGCCAGTGCCAAACCCGATACAGAAAGGTCCGTGGTCGGGGCATTGGGTGGATGTGCACCGCGCGGTCGCAGAAGGCTGCCCCATCAACATTGCCGAGCAGCGCGAGCTGATGATGGACGAAGCCGCGTTCGCGCAGGAATTTCTCTGCCAATTCAGCGAACCCGCTGGCGCGTGGCTCAGCATGGAGCTCATCGCGCAGTGCGAGCACGACGACGCCACGCTCGAATGGCCGGCTGGCTACGTGGCCAAGGGCCCGCTGTACATGGGACTGGACGTGGCCCGCGACCACGACCTGACCGCGCTGTGGGTTGACGAGCTGGTGGGCGACGTGCTGTGGACCCGCGCCGTGATTGCGCTGCACGCCATGCCCTTCTTCGGGCACAGCGGGGCGCTGGGCCAGGTGGACATCCTCGAACCGTGGATCGCGAAGAGCGCGCGCCTGGCCATGGACGCCACGGGCATGGGCGTGGGCATGTATGACTGGTTCGTGAAGAAATTCGGCGGCCGGGTGATGGGCGTGAACTTCGCCGGGCTGAACGACCAGGGCGTGCGCATGAAGGTGGACCTGGCCATGCGCATCAAGCAGCGCTTTGAAAAGTCGCTGGACCGCATCCCGCGCGACGCAGACATCCGGCAGGACCTGCAAGCGGTGCGGCGCGAGCCCACGTCCACGGGCGTGAAGTTTGACGCGCCGCGCATCGAAATTGAAACCCCCAGCGGTCAGAAAACGAAAGCCTACACGCACGCCGACCGCTTTTGGGCGAAATGCCTGGCGCAATTGGCGGCATCAAGCGTGTCGTTGAGCGTGGAATGCGACGTGGCGCAGCGGTCGGTGAACAGCGAAATGCTTGGACGGGAACACGCAGGTCACGCGAGCGCGGCCAGCCTGGCGGCTGGGTGGTAATGGATGAGCGCGAAGACACAACTCAGCTTCATTGATAATGCCGGCAATCCGCTGGCCACGCCGGACCAGCGCGAGCTGGTGACTCGCCAGATCCTGTGGATCTCGGGCCTCAACGCCCAGGCTTTCAGCGGCGCTCAGAATCCCTCGACCATCTACCGGCTGATGGTGGACGGATCGCCCAGCGTCTTCCCGTACTACCGCGAAGTCGAGGAAAAGGACACGGCCATCGCCTCGGCCATCGAAACGCGCAAGATTCTGGCTCGCGCTCGCGACGCCAAGGTGCAGGGCGCCGACCCCGACAACGGCGAAGCCAAGCGATACGCCGAGGGCCTTGCGGAATTCCTCGAGGCCATCCCAAACTTCCGCCAGGCGCGCCGCGAGCTCCTCGCGGCCCCAGCCTACGGCTACAAGGTGCTCGAGATCCTGTGGAGCGTCGCGCCGGAAGGCATTCGCGCAAAACTCATCGGGCGCCCGCAGGAGATCTTCCGGTTCGGCAGGCTGACCGAGCCGCAGATTGGGGAGCTGCTGCTGTCGAGTTTTCCCGGCGGCGAAGGCGCCCCGGTGCCGGCTTCTAAATTCATCGTGGCGACGCATCAGCCGCGCGACGGTGATCGTCGCGGCCTGCCGCTCCTGCGCCGGCTATTCTGGCCGTCCTGGTTCAAGCGCAACGTGCTGCGTCTGCACCTCGGCTTCCTCGAGAAGGGTAATGGCACGGTGGTAGTGAAGTACAACCCCGGCGCGAGCGACACGGAAAAAGACAAAGCGCTCGCAGCGGCGCGGGCCATCGCCCTCGAGCTGGCCACCGCGGTGCCGGAGGGCTTCGCGCTGGTCACGGAAGCCCTGCAAACCACGCGCACGCGCGACGCCAATGATTTCCGGGCGCTCTTCGATTATTTCGATATGGAAATGACCCGGCTGATCCTTGGCCAGACGCTCTCGACGCGCGGCCAGGAACAGGGCGTAGGCACTCAAGCGCTGGGCGCGGTCCACCAGGCGCTGCTGTGGGAATACATCGCCGATGACCTGGCCGATGAAGAAGAGGCGTGGAACGAACAGCTCTGCGCGCCCTGGCTGCTGTGGACCTACGGGCCGCGTGCGCTCGAGCGCGACGTGCGGCCCTACTGGCGAGTGGCGAAGCAGCCACCCAAGGACCGCATGGCTGAGCTCTCGCTCCTGGAGAAGGCGCGGAACCTTGGCGCCAGGGTGCCGGAGCTCGAGGTCTACGAGAAGGGCGGGATCCGCCAGGCCGATGCCGGCGAAGCAGTGCTGCCGCCGCCCGCGCTGTCGATGGCCATGCTGCCAGAGGAATTGCCGGAGGTTAGCGGATGATTGGAGTGACCACAGCGACGCGCACGCCGGCAGTTCCTGCACCGGTTTGTTTTGGCGCGCTGCCGCGCGTTGAGCCGCCGGAGATCCGGATTCCCTCTCGCGAGCGTCGCGAGGCCCGCGACATCCAGCTCGACATCGAAAAACTGCTGGCTGCCGCGGTCATCGAGCAGGCGCTGTTTTTCCGCGCCGTCCGCGAAGAACTCCTTTCCTTTGCCGCCGAAGCGTTCCGGCGTGGGCAGCGGGACCTGCCCGCACCCCATCAAGAGGCCGCGCTGCGCGCCCACGCGGAACGCATCGCCAGGCTGTTCGCCGCGGCCCGGGCACTGGGCGCGGTGCAGGTTCGCCGCGCCGCTGACCTCCCGCTCGGCCGCCAGTCGCACGCCAGTATGCAATTTGCGGAGCTGGGCGCCGTGGCGCCGGGGCGCGCGGTCGAATATCTGCGCAGGCTCTCGCCGATGACGCGCGCGCAGTGGGAGGCAGCCATCGAGTCGGCCCGGCAACGCGCCTTCACCGTTGCCGGCGTCGAGCAGCAGACTGTGCTCCGCGAGCTGCGCGACCTGGTGGCCCGCTCGCTCGAGGAGGGCCTGACGCCGGCGCAGTTTGACCGCGCAGCGGGCGAGGTCCTCCGCAACTATCAGGTCAGTGCGCACCGCCTGCGGACTATCTGGAACACCAACATCGGCAACGCCCTGGCCCGCGGCCGCGAAGAAGAGCTGCGCAGCCCTGAGGTGGCCGCGGTCCTTACGCACCGCCTCTACGACGCCATGCTCGATCAGTTCACACGCCCGAACCACGCCGCGCTTGAGGGGGCCATTGCGACGTCGGCATGGTGGGATTCCGCCGGCTCGGAATTCAAGCCACTCCGGGGCTACAACTGCCGCTGTGCGCTGCTGGGTCTGACACGAGCACGCGCCCAGCGTTTGCTGGAAGCCGGCGGGAAGTATTTCGACATCGGAGCGCAGGGAGTTCCGGACGATGCATTCCCTGCGCGGGAGTTCTGATGCAGCGAGGCGGTCAACTCGATTTCACTCTGGAGGCGATGGCGCTCGAAATCCCCGAGGTCGCGGAGCATCCGAACCGGCACCCCTTCCGTGGCGTGCTCACGCACCTGGATGTGCCAAGTGATGTGCCTCCTCTGGGTGCAGAAGGGCACTTGGTGGTGCTGCCTAGCACGGTGGCCGAGCGGGCACTGGCGAGCCTCCTGGGGATGGCGGTGAACTTTGCAGCCAGCGCACGCGGGCACGACGTGCGTCGCAAGGTTGGCGTCATCACCAGTGCGGAGGTTGTCGCCGGGCAACTGGAAGTCGCCGGCTACCTTTTCGCCAAAGATTTTCCGGAACTGATTGGCGAGATCCGCGCGCGACGCGGCGACATGGGGATGAGTTACGAAATCACCAACGTGCTCGTGGAAGATGTCGAAGCGGCTGTCTGGGTGTTGAACCGGGTCACTTTCACCGGGGCGGCGATTCTGGAACGCGACGCCGCGGCTTTCAAACGAACCTCGCTGGCGGCCACCGCCGGCGCACAACAAGGAGGAGCTATGGACGATAAGGAACTCAAGAAGTCGATGTTTGCCTCTATCGAAGAGTGGTTCCGCTCTAAATTCGGCGGCACCACAGATCTGGCGGCGGCATTCACGGAAGTGGATGCGCGGCGGATCGCGGCGGAAGCAGTGGCCGGCCTCAAAACCGAGCTCGGCGCTCAGTTGACAGCGCTCACTGAGGAGAACAAGCAACTGAAGGCTGCGCAGCTCACTGCCGTGGCTGACGCGCGCCGCGCCAAGTGGAACGCCGCACTGGCCGCGGAGCAGAAGGCCGGCAAGGTCGTGCCAGCGCTCCTGGCAAACCTCCAGGCGCAGGCCGAGCTGGCCATTGCGGCGACCGGCAAAGTCAAGGTGATGCAGGCGCAGGCCGACCGGTCCAGCAGAGAAGTCGAGGTCGACCCGCTCGAGGCGCTCATCCAGCATATCGCCACCCTGCCGCAGATCGTGCCCGCCGGCGACGTCGCCGGCGAAGCGACCCGTGCGGCTTCAAAGGTGATCGAGATGCGTTTCAATGAGACGCAAGACTGCAAGGTTGACCCTGAATCGTTGCAGTTGAACGCGCAGGCAGAGGCCATCGCCGCGGAACTGCGCAAGCAGGATCCGAAACTCACGGTGCTGGCCGCTTTCAAAGAGGGCCTGAGGCGTGCGCGCGCATCCGGATCCACTCCGAGGGCCGGCGGAATGACGGCGGGTGCAGTCTAGCTCGATCCGTCACCACCGGGACGCGAGGCTGGAAATCATTTCCCGGCAGGGCCGGGAGAAAAGGAGCAAAGCATGGCAAAGGCAACCATGGGGCCGGCTGGGGAGCGCGGAGAGCGCACCTATGTCGCAGAGGGCGCGATTACGCGCGGAATGGCTGTGATTCCCGGCACGGCCGAGAACCAGGTGAAGCCGCCCGCTGCGGTGGCGACGGGAAACCTGAAAGTGGTCGGTATCGCCGCTGAAGCCGCCGCATCAGGCGAACCGGTGCGTGTTGTGACGCGCGGCGAGTGCACCGCTATCGCTGGGGCGGCAATTACGCACGGCGACATCCTGAAAACCACCGCTGCCGCCGGCAAAGTTGAGCTGACGTCAACCGACAACGATGGCGTCTTCGCCCAGGCCGTCTCGGATGCGGCCGCGGACGCCGACGAGGTCACGGTCCGTGTCATCGGGCCGGGGCGTTACTAGTCCCGAAATGTTTGCCCCAGCGGCTGCGCAACGGCGGACGCAGGCGCTGGCCCGGCAAGTTTCCGCCGAATCTCAAATCGCCGGCGTCCCGCAGATTGGGAATGACGGCAGGAGGAAAAGGATATGGGATCAGTTGCAGCTCCCCTTGTCGGACACCTCGACGCGGCGCTGACGAGCTTCGCGAAAAAGTTCACCAACAATGAACTGATCGCGGACCGCATCGCGCCTGCCGTGATGGTGAACCGGCAGACCGACAAGTACTACATCTATGGCCGAGAATCGCAGGAGCTGACCGAACGGCAGCTCCGCGCTACCGGCTCGCCGGCCGAGCGCATCCGCATATCACTCTCGACCGACACGTACAACTGCAAGAGCCACGCCCTTGCCTCGGAGATCGGGGATGAGGATCGTGCCGGCTACGCGGAAGCTGGCGACATCGAGGAGGACGCGGTGCAGGCCATGATCGCGAAAATCCTGCTCCAGCGCGAGGACGAACTGGCCGTGATGCTCACCGACACGGCGCAGGTCACCAACAACGTGACGCTGGCCGGCGCGAGCCAGTGGAACGATGACGCCTCCACACCGGGGCCGGACATCGAAACCGGGAAATCGAAGGTGAGGGAATCCGGCGTACGGCCGAATTTCATCGCCGTCGGCGAACCGGTTTTCACAAAACTGCGCTGGCACCCGGCGATCAAGGCGGCCTTCCAGTACCAGACCGCCAAAGCACTCAATGAGGCCGACCTCGCCGCATTCTTCGGAGTCGAGGAATTCCTGGTCGGCATGGCCTCGAAGCGCAGCCCCGCAGGCGTGCAGAGTTTCCCGTGGGGAAAGCACGCCATCGTTGGCTTCCGCGATCCTGCGGCCGGACGCATGGACGTGAGCGGTGTCAAGACCTTCCGATGGATGGGCGCGCCCGGGACCTCAGGCGGCATCGGCGTGGTCAAGGGCCGTAACGCAGACCCCACGGCAAAAGGCGACATCGTCGGCGTGGACGACTACTACCACCAGAAGCTCACGGCCGTCGAGACACTCTACCTGATCAAGAACGCCGTCGCGTAAAGGCCGCGGCGATCCTGTCGGGGGGGCGTACAAAATTTGAAGTGCCCGCCGCGCGCGGGCAGGAGGAAAAGACGATGAAGCGATTCCTTTTGGCAGGCCTGGCACTGCTCCTCGTGGGGGCGCTGACGACAGTGCTCCCCCCTCAGCCCTCGCAGGCTCAGGGACGCTCCGGCGACCAGCAAATGGCCCGACTACGATTCGCCAAGGACGGCGTGCAATCGCAAGGTTCGGGCGTATTGCAGACCGCCCAGGTGGGCACGCTCTCAGCTGCGGTTGCCACCGCGACGCGCACTGAAGTCGTGGCTGCGCCGGCGTCTGGCTCGACCGTAGTGCTCGGAATCTTCGTCGAGAAGGCTACGGCCACGACCGGAAGCGTAACTCTGACCCAGGGTACCGGGACTAACTGCGCAACCAGCCCAACCGTGATTCTGACCATCGGCGCAGGCTCCCCGGCCATCGGATATTACGCGGTGAACGCGATCCTCCCGGCGGCGAAGGCCTTTTGCCTGACTACGGATGCGGCCACTACGAGCGCACGGGCTTTGACGCAGTAATCTCGCAAGGGCCGAATTCGCTGATTCTTTCGAACAGGAGGCCACTACGGCCAAAGTCATCGCCAAATCGCAAATCAAGCACGATGGGAAGAGCCACGCCCCGGGGAAGATGTTTGTCTGTTCGGATGCCCAGGCCGAGGCCCTAATCCAGGCCGGCGCCGCCGAGCTCGTCCCAGAGCCGAAGAAGGAAAAGCCGGAGAAGGAAGAGCCGAAGACATAATCGCCGATGGCCTACATTGTCCAATCGGATCTCGAGCCGCAGCGGCTGACCCACACGGAGCTCGTCGAGCTGACCGATGACTCCGGAACCGGAGAAGTGGATACGACCGTGCTCGCGGCCGTGCTCACCGAAGCCTCTGACGAGATTGATAGCTATATATCAGGACGCTACACCCTGCCGCTCCAGGCGACCGGGCAGGTGAAGCAGGTCTGCCGGGACATTGCAGTGTTTCGATTGTTCCTTCGCCGCCGGCGGACCAAGGTGCCGCTCAGCGTTGTCGATGCTGATCCAGTCGGCGCCGGCTATCGTGCCGCAACGCAATTCCTGGAACAGGTGCGCGCCGGCGAGGCCTCGCTCGACGGGGCCACGCTCAAGCAGGCCACGGAGCTGGACGTTGTGACCGCGGATCACACGCAAGCAGATCAGCAGGACGTATTCGACAAAACCAAGCTCGAGGCTTTCTGAAAATGAGCGTGCGCATCACAACCAACCTCAGTGATGTCCAGCGCAAACTGGGCCTCCTGCCCGATCACCTGCAGGCCGCGTTGCTCGAGGGCATTGCCGAAGGCCTGTTCGCGATGACCCGCGGGTCTTTCGAGCAGCAACAGTCCCCCGAAGGCCAGCGCTGGGCGCCTCTTTCCCCGCGCTACTCGATTGTGAAGGCGCGGCTATTTCCGGGCCGCAACATCTTGTACGCCCGCGGTGGCCTTTTCCGTTCGCTCTACAGAGAGGTGCAGGGAAATCTTGCCGTCGTGGGTTCGAACCTGCCCTATGCTTCGGCGCACCAGCTC